AGAATGCGGGTTAGCGTGAGCTGGCTCGGGACGAAAACCTTCCTATTAAAAGCACTGGCATGGCTCAAGACTCATTGGTACGTGCCAGTGCTTTTTATTATCGCTGCCTTACTTACCATTCTGACAAAGGGTGATGCCGTTGGTCCTATTCTGGATCTAATGGATAAGAACCGCAAGAACTACGAGGATAGAGTGAGAGTTCTTGAAGAAAATCGTGAGAATGAAATAAGGAGGTCAGAACTAGTCAGGACCAAATTTGATGAAACGATACGACAGATTGAGCGACAACATAATGAGTCTAGCGATTCACTTGATAGAAAAAAGCGTAAAAGGGTTAAGGAAATTGTGGAAAGCTTTCATCAAGATCCTCGATCCCTCTCAGAAGCTCTAGAAAAGGAATTCGGGTTCAAGAATGTTGAGTAGAATCTTAGTATTAATAGTAGTCTTTAGTTTGTTTCCAGTAGATTTGTTTGCACAAGAAGAAGAGCCGCAGTTTACCCAGTTAGAGGAGGGTGAGCCGGCACCATTTACTGGCACCCTGTTCAACCCTACAGCAACCGCACAGCTAATCGCAGATCGTGAGTTTCGTCTTACTGACTGTGATTTGCGCGTTAATTATGAGATTAATCTCTTAACGGCACGCCACGAGTTGGAGTATAATCTTTTGCAAGTGCGCTATGATTCGCTTGAGGAGCGCAGCACCGCTTTAGCGACGTTGAGAAACCAGGAGATTGCAGACCTTCAAGAGATGGTACGCAAGCATCCAAACCGCCACAACCATTGGTTCTTCGCTGGCGGCTTTATTGCGGGCGCTGTCACTTCAATTGCAATCTTTTTTGCAGCACGAGAGATAACACAGGGGTCACAGTGAGCAATAAAGATTGGGACAAGATAGCCAAGTTTGAAAAAGCAATAAGTAACAAGTATGGCTCCGAAGCCGTGCAGAACCCAAAAGCCAATTGGGATGACGATAAAGAGCGAGACTATCTAAATCAAATTAAGAAATTAGCAGAAAAAGAAATCACCCTAGAGAACAAGGACGAGAAAGTCAAGGTTAATGGCATTTTAATGCCCAGGAAACTACTTAATAAAGAGTCTTATCGCACCTGTCCTACTTGCGACACTTACTCGTTTGACATCCGCGATGATGTGTATATGAGTAAATATGAGTGTTGTTATAAATGTTATGTAAGGTGGGTAGAGGACCGAGAAGAGAGATGGCAATCTGGATGGAGACCAAATAATGGCAACGACACTTGAGATTATTCGAGGAATCGCACAAGCAGCTGCGAATGCTTATGATGGAGCGCACGATTTAGGCTCCTCTTACGAGGGAGACGAAGAGAAAATTACCGGACTAAAGCGCGAGGAAGGTCATATGATTAATGATCGTCGCGTCGTTGATGGCTTTGGTGTTAAGTTTATGGGCAATGTGCTCCGTGTAACATATCATGGAGAGGTCCAGCTTAAGGAGGTCTACGCCAACGATTTTGAGAGCAACATGGAGCAGACGTTTGCTGACATTGTTGCCTTCCTAAAAAAGGAGTATAAGTCAATCACAAAGAACACTCTATCCTTAAAGAAGCTTGGTGACTGTGATATGCTAGTACAAAATCGCTCTCGTGTCTGGACTTGGGTACAGGCTCAGTGTGATTATGAGATCGGCGGCTTGACCGGCGTGGTAGATGATGAGGCGCAAAAGGAACTAGCTGACCGTAACTTCCGCAATATGCTTAAGCGCACACCGCAAGGCTACGGTCCTGAGACTCCTTAAAATGACGAATGGGTTATCAACTTACCAAGAAAGAAATTTATAAAGAAGTTATAAAGTGCGGTAAGGACCCCGTCTATTTTATTAATAACTACGCTCGCATTTCTCACCCCCAAAAGGGGCTGATACCATTCAAAACGTACGATTTTCAGTCAGAGCTTTTAAACGACTTTAATAATTATCGTTTTAACATTATTTTAAAAGCCAGGCAGCTAGGTATCTCCACTATTACGGCGGGATACGTTGTCTGGCTTATGCTTTTTCATCGCGACAAGAATGTGCTTGTCATTGCTACCAAGTTCGGCACAGCCTCTAACCTTGTAAAGAAGGTAAAGCATATTCTCAAGAATGTCCCTGACTTCTTGCAAATTACAGACATCACCATTGACAACCGTTCATCATTCGAGCTGTCTAACGGATCACAAATCAAAGCCTCTTCAACTTCCGGCGATGCTGGTCGTTCTGAGGCTTTGTCCCTTCTGGTTGTGGATGAGGCAGCTCACGTTGAGGGCTTGTCAGAACTATGGACTGGTCTGTATCCCACACTATCAACTGGTGGTCGCTGTATCGCCCTATCAACTCCCAACGGCGTTGGAAACTGGTTTCATAAAACTTATACTGAGTCAGAGCAGGGGGTCAACGACTTCTTCCCAACGCGCCTAATGTGGGACGTACACCCTGATCGAGATCGCGAGTGGTTCGAGAAAGAGACAAGAAATATGTCTCGTCGTCAGATTGCGCAAGAGTTGGAATGCAACTTTAACACTTCTGGCGAGACTGTTATCCACCCAGACGACTTGGGGAGAATATTTGAGTGTATTCGAGAGCCACAACATAAGACAGGCTTTGACAGGAACTATTGGATCTGGGAAGAATACAACTCAGACTTTACGTATCTAATGGTTGCTGATGTTGCCCGTGGCGATGGTAAGGACTACTCAGTCTTCCATATTATCAAGCTAGAGACAATGGAGGTCGTAGCTGAATATCAAGGTAAGCCGGCACCTGATGTGTACGGAAGTATGCTATACTCCGCTGGCAAAGAATATGGCGGCTGCCTGCTGGTTGTGGAGAATAACTCTGTTGGGTTTGCAGTGCTAGATAAGCTAAGAGAGCTAGAGTATCCCAACTTATACTACTCAGTTAAGTCGACTCACGAATATATTAGTGAACTTGAGGCAGAGACTATGAACAACTCTGTTCCGGGATTTACCACGTCTCAAAAGACTCGACCACTAATTGTGGCAAAGTTGGAAGAATTCATTAGAAATAAACTAATTACTCTGTATTCTTCACGAGTTGCCAATGAGCTTAAAACATTTATTTGGAACAATGGACGCCCAGAGGCAATGAGAAGCTATAACGATGACCTAACAATGGCTCTTGCCATTGCGTGCTGGGTCCGCGATACAGCTTTGGAGACAAATAAGAGGGAAGTAGAGTACCAAAAGGCGTTCTTATCATCGATGGTTGTCTCGAACACTAAATTTAGCACTGCAGTACCGGGTATGCGCGGGTATGATAGAAAATTTGACTTAAATCAAAAAACCAATATGGAAAAAAACGCCAAAGAGCAGCAAGAATTTTTTTGGGTATATAAGGGATAATAATAATGGCAGATCGTAAGAATAATCCTATGAATCAACAGAGTCGCTTGTTTAAGCAGCTCACCCGTGTCTTTTCCGGACCAATCGTTCGCTATCGTAGCCAGACTGGTCGACAGATTAAAAGGCGCGATATGGACAAGTATGCCGCAAGATTTAAGTCAGCTAGTGGTCAGCAGTTCAAAAGATCGGAATACTACGCCTACGAAAAGATGCAGGCTAATGCTTACGTCAACCAGAATCGTGCTGAAAGATATGCCGACTTTGACGAGATGGAGTATATGCCAGAGATAGCCTCCGCTCTTGATATTTATGCCGATGAAATGACAACGTCTTCTGATTTAACCCCTTTGCTAAATATCAAGTGCCACAATGATGAAATTAAGGCAGTTTTAGAAACGCTTTATCACAGTGTCCTAAATATTGATTTTAACTTGTTTGGGTGGTGTCGTTCAATGTGCAAATTTGGAGACTACTTTCTATATCTAGATATTGATGATGAGCAAGGTGTTCGTTCCGCAATCGGTCTACCAAGCATGGAAGTTGAGAGATTAGAGGGCGAGGACAAGACAAACCCTAACTATGTCCAGTATCAGTGGAACTCCGCTGGAATGACTTTTGAGAACTGGCAGGTCGCGCACTTTAGAATCCTAGGGAACGATAAATATGTTCTT